GCCCGCAGCGGTCTCGCCGTGCATGACGTAGATCTCGGTGGTAGCGGTGCCGATGGAGAAGGCGTTGTTGTCGTTGCCCTGCGGGCCGCCGAGGACGTAGTGCGCCGCGGCGGTGCCCTTGCGGAGCGTGATCTCCATCATCGGCAGCTTGCTGGACTGGATGGAATAGATGAGGCTCTGGCCGAGGCCGAGGAGCTCAGCGCGCTCAGCGTCGTTGCCGACATCGATACCGGTGGTATCCTGGACCCACAGCATCGGGATGCGGTCACGCGCGCAGAGGGTGACGAACTCGTTCATCTTGATGAGGCCCTGACGGTACAGCTTGCCGCCCACGCCCATCGCCTGGCCGTAAGTCGCCATTTTGTACTCGGGGTAGTTCATCAGCATGCCCTGATAGTTGGCGACAACGCCGACGAGCAGACCGTCGATCTTGGCAAGGCCGGTGATCATCTCGGGGCCGTAGCCGTGCTTGTACTCCATGAACTCGGAGCCGTCGAACAGACGCGCGAGGACCTCGACCATGTCGTAGGAGCGCTTCTGGTTGAACGGAACGATGCTGTAGAGGTCGTTGGCGTCGAACAGGGGCTCCTTGGGATCGTCGACGCGGAAGAACTCGGGATCGTAAGCGGGCAGCATGTCGATGTACTTGCGGATACCGGCGAGCACGCCCTCTTCATCGGCGTAGACCTCGCGGAAGAAGCCGGTCTCGCCATAGTGGATGGCGACAGTGCCGGGGATGTCGCTCTTGAGGTTCTTCTGCGCCTTGATGAGCGCCTCAGCAGCCTCCTTGTCGACATGGCCCTTGGGGCTCATACCGCCGACGATACCGGCGCCGCCGACTGCCATGTTGGCATCCTGATGCGCGATCAGGATGGTCGGGGAGATGGAGTGATAGCCGCCGCCGGCGGGGTTCGTGCCGTAGATGCCGACGATGACGGGCACGCCCATCTGGTTGAGCTCGCTGTTGCGATAGAACGGCGTACCGCCGCCGCGGCGGTTGGGGTACACCTTCTCCTGCTCGTCGAGCTTAACGCCGGAGCAGTTCAGCACGTACACGAGGGGGATGCGCAGGCGCTTGGCCGTGTCGCTGCCGCGCAGCAGGCTGTCGGCCTGGCCGGGGACCCATGCACCGGCGAGCTTCTTGTTGTCGCTCGCGATGATGACGGCCCACTTGCCGTCGATACGGCCGAGGCCCTTGACGATGCCAACGCTGCCGTTCTTGTTGTCCTGGGGGTTATAGAGGCTGTTGAGGGGGCACCAGGTGCCTTCGTCAACGAGCTCCATGATGCGCTGCATCGCCGTCCACTGGCCGGACTCGTTGAGCGCCTCGGTGCTCTTACCGGCTTCGAGGGCAGCCTCGCGGATCTCGTGGATCTCCTGCTCCACCGCCTGGATCTCAGCGGCGTTGTCCTCGTGGAATGCGCTGAGGTCCTTGCCGATGACCGGCATGCTCTGGAAATAAGAGGGCATGGAATATTCGCTCATATTAAGTTCTCCTTCTTAAATCGAAATAACAAATTACTTATCCTTGGGAACCTTGATGAATGCCTGACCCGGGTCGATCTCCTCACGGATGAGGCGGATGATCTCCGGAGAGGGACCTTCCATCAGCTCGGCGCGGGAGACGTCGATCTCGAAGCCGGTGTTCTCCTGAACCATCTCGGGAGAGGAGAACGGATAGTAGTAAGCGAGGTACATGCGCTTGGTCTCTTCATCAAACTTCATGATGCCGAGGTCAGTGACGACCATCTGAGGACCGCGGTTGCCGGGCAGGCCCGCGCGCTCACGGCCTCCGGGGCCGTCCATCCAGCCGCAGGAGGTGATGTAGTCGACATGGTCCATGAAGCGGCGCTTCTGGTGCTGCATCATGATGATGGTGTTGCAGTAGGTGGCAATGCCGTTGGCGCCGCCGGAACCGGTGAAGCGGGTGGTGGGCTGCAGGTAGTCGCCCTTGCCGAAAATGCAGGTGGAGTTCACGTTGCCGTACGGGTCGATCTGCGCGCCGCCGATGAAGGCGACGAGACGATCCTCATCGTGCAGCCACTCGTTGGCCTCGAAGCCGACGAAGCGGATGTTGGGCCACTGCACGGCGCAGTGCGCCATGAAGCGGTTATCGCCGACGGAGCGGGGGACCTCAACGGGGTCGCAGTCCATCAGACCCGACTCGACGATGGGGTGGCAGCTGGGGCAGACCGCGCGCTTGGCAAGGGACGCACCGATCAGCGGCAGGCCCGTACCAACGATGACGATCTGGTTTTCCTTGATATTCTTAGCAATGGCATACGCCTGCATTTCCTGCTTGGTATACTTCGTATAATCAGACATTTCTATTTAGCCTCCCAAACCTTAATGTGTAGTGGAATAGCCGAGGTGCGGCTCGTTCTTCAGGCGCATCAGACGGCTGCCGCCGAGCTTATCGAGCAGAGCGGACTGATCTTCGCAGCTGTAGACCCACTTCTCGACGAAGTCCTTGAAGGTCTCGGGAACCTTTTCGCCGCTCTTGGCGAGCTCGAAGGCCTTCTGGGCGTTTTCGGCGGCGAGCTTGAGCTTCTCGTCCTCGGGAGCCTTCTCCAGCGCCTTGGCAGCCTTGGCCGCAGCCTTTTCAAGCTGCTTGACGGCATCCTCGGCATCCTGATACTTGGAGGCCTTGTCGTATTCCTTCAGGCCGGCGTCGTCGTCGTCATAGTAATCATAGCACTGAGCGGGCCATGCGCCATAGGGAGCCTTGACGACCGCCTGCACGCACTCGCCGAAGATACGGGTCTTGGTCGGGTCGCGGCGGATGAACTCATCGGAGACGATCTCCTCGCAGGTAACGATGGTCTTACGGGCAGCGATCGCAATGTCGATGTCGTGGAACTCGTCGCCGCAGATGATGCAGGTGCCGTCCGGAGAGGCCTGCTGGACGTGGATGATGGCGGTGTCGATCTTGGGCACGGGCACGGCCACGACCTTCTGCCCCGGCACCATCGGGTTCTCGATCTCGACGCACTTGAGATTTTCGATCTTGGGCATGGTCTTGCGCTTTTCCTCGCTGATGCCCCAGAACTTCATCAGGCCGCTGCCCTGCATCAGGCGGACCGGCAGGAACGGAAGGCCGAGAGAAGAGGCGTGCAGCATGAGCATCAGCACGTCCTGAGAATAGTCCTCATACGTGAGCTTGCCCTGCTCGATGGCAGCGCGGAAGCGGCGGGAAACGTTGGTGTAGCCGGAGTTAGCGGTGTAGCAGTTGATGTAAGCAGCCACGCGGCCCTCGCCGATGAGCATATCGACTTCGCCGCCGCCGGGGCCGGCATAAACGATGAAGTCCTTCTGACCCTGACGCAGGATCTCACTAACCGTGGCATACGGCTTACGGTTGGTGGTGAAACCGCCGATCGCAAGAGTATCGCCATTCTCGACGTACTTTGCAACGGCATCGTGCAGTGACATGACCTTATTCAAGATAAAACCCTCCCTGATTTTGATAAACATTTTTATCGCCGAAGAGCCCTCTCTGCTTGCATGGATTCCGTCAAAAATTCTTCGAAAGATGCTCATACAGGCTTCAGTGTAAATTATAGTGGAACTTCCTCGCAAAATCAATGAAAACCCGTTCAGAAAGCGAAAAAAAACTGAACAAATTTTAGCGTCGCTTTTTGTCGTTTCCGTGGAGACGTTTCACGTGCTTTTTGTGCAAAGCATGTAATTTGCAAGATTTCCTGCAAGTTTTCTATCGTGACAGCGCAAAAAAGCGTCGGAGGGGAGACCCTCCGGCGCTTTTACCTGTTCCTTTAGTCACTTGCCGTGCTGCATCGCGTCATAGCGCTGCATCAGCACCGCCATCTGCTCGCGCGTCAAAAAGCTGCGGTACTGTTTGTTTCCCGCCTCGTCTCCCGCGATCAGGCCGTTTTTCTCCGCCCAGGCGCGCGCCTCCGCGCTCCAGCCTGCCGGCGTCTGCTGCGCCAGTCTTTTCAGGTAGTTTTCCATCATCGCGTCAAACTGCTGTTGCGTCATCTCTTCCTCCTCATAGCGCGGCATGGGCGGCGGATAGCGCTTCGCGCGGATCATCGCGCTCGTGTACGTGGCGCCCGCGTCCCACTGAAAATGCGGCCGGTCGGGAAAGCTCCCCCAGTCTCCTCCCCAGGAAAATCCGAGCATCTTCCCAATCTCTCCGACCCTTATAAAGAACGCAGGATCGTCGTACTCGTGCCCCGCCTCATTTTTGCAGATATCAAAGGCCAATCCTGCATGCTCGGCGTGGAACGACGGTGTCGCCGCCCCCGCGGCCGCATAGCCTTTTTCCGCAAGCATTTTCTGATACGCTCCGTCGCGCACCGTTTCCGTCACCAGTACGCACAGCCCCTCGCGCTCAGCAAGCGCGATCATCGTCCGGCAGTTCTCCGCCACGTCCGCGCGCAGATCGTCAATGTCACGGCTGTGGCGCATGTCAGTTCTCCTCCTGCGTCTTGCCGTTCTGCGTGCCGAAGTAGAACGCGATCACCATGAGATACACCGTGTTGAACTCCTGCGTCACCTTTGTCTGCACCGTCAGCACGCAGAAGGTGACCGTCAGGCAGATCGTCACCAGACTCTTCACGCTCAGAAGGTTCGCCAGTCTCTTTTTCAGAAGTTCCATTCCCTCACCTCTCGCAATCCGGCCCGCGGCACACCGTTTCGTACGTCACGCCGCCGGCCGTGTTTTCCGCCTTAGCTTTGGCGTAGTAGCAGGCGGCGCTCGTCCCGTAAGCGCCCCACGCCGCCGTCACCATCGTCGCGATCCATGGGAGCGTACCCATAAAACCTGACGCGACCGCAAACTTTGCCAATGCAAAGCCCTCATACGTCGTATAAAGCACGATCCCGCTCTCGAGCAGCAGCAAGAGCTTGGAAAAGCTCACGCGTTTCTTTTTTGTGCGCCTTCTTTTCCCTTTCATCAGCTCACCCCTGTCATCAGCAGCGAAAGCACCGCCCCGATGAGCACATACAGCACGCGGTCGATCATCGCATCCCAGCGCTTTCCGCCCTTCTGCGTGATGGTCTTCACGTCCGCCTTGATCTCCTTGACGTCCGTCTCCACGCCCTTTTCGCGCGAGGCGAGCACCTCCACTGCCGTTACCAGCTTATTCAGGTCCTTCTGCTGCTGTTCCAGCTTTTCGATGCGGTGCGTGTTCGACTTGGCGCGCTGCTCGGTCTCCGTCAGTTTGACCGAGATTTCCTGTTCCGTCATTCTTCTTTCGGCACCGCCTTTTCAAAGCTCTCCCATGTGTGATGCGCGTCCTCCACACTCTGCCATGTAAATTTCTGTGCCTCGCACTCGAGCCACGTCAGATACCGGAAGTAGAACTCCACCAGCAAATGGCACGGGATGATATCGAGGATGATGCTCTCCACCTGCGAAAACTCATCCGGCACGCCCACGGTGTTCGGAAACCACACCTTGACCGTTCCCTTTTTCTCCGTCTCCTCCGCCAGCGCCTTGATGCCGCAGCCGCTGAGCGTCGAGTTGATCGCATCCAACGTGAAGCTGTCGGCGTTGATGCGCGCGAGCGCCGCGATGGCCTCGCGCCGCAGCGCAGTCGAAACGCTGACCGGGCAGCGGGAAAAGAGCTTCTCCCGCCTTGCAAGGCCCTCGCCCTCCGCCGTCTGCAAAACGCCCTCCTGCTCGGCGTATTCCATCGCGCCGTCCGCTTTATCCAGCGCTTTGCCCGCCGCGTACAGCTCTCCGCCGCTCAGCGTGCCGCGCTCGGTGCGGTAAACGCGCATCGGCTCCAAAAGGCGGCAGAGATAGTCATAATACGTCATGCCTCACCCG